AGGTGGTACGTATCCAATCTTATTCTATCATGATGAGACTGCTTGGGTTACACCTATTAAACATGCTGAAACCGTATTAGATATCTCTGTAGCTGGATTCCGTGAGGGTCCGAAGTCTGTAGGGGTTACCTGTATGGACGGAGATGGGAAGATCGGTATTAATTATGCAGAGATCCACTAAGGCTCATAAAAGGAGACAGAGGCTACTGGCTATGAACGCTGACCCAATAGCCTTGGCAAAGGAACGTGAACGGCAACGTCAATGGAAGAAAGACAATGCTGGCTATGTTAACCACTACTGTAATATGAGGTACGTTAAGAAGAAGCAAAGGATGCCCTCATGGGCAGACCCTGATGCTATCCGAAAGATATACGAGGACTGTGCTGCTCTTAATGAGGGGAATGGCCCTCGGTCATATCATGTAGACCATATAATCCCCTTACAGGGTAAAACTGTATCGGGGTTACATGTAGAGAATAACTTACAGATCCTAAAAGCATCTGATAACTTAGCAAAGAGTAATAAATATGTTCAAATATAAAGAACCAGAAATCGGATATGATATTCGTGAAGAAGATGGACACCTTGAGGGGTGTGAGTGGCGTAAGGCACTGCAACTAGCAGCTGACTTGAGGGCATCATATGAGGAGCTGTTGCTTTTCATTGGACGAAACACTGTCGACTCTTATGTGATAGGTATGTCACTTGATGATGGTGATATTAACGGGTACTCTAACACGAATGCTAAGTTCTCTTTCCGTAAGAAAGATCATACACTTATAGTACGTGAACAGATAGAGAATGAGATTGCAACCTACAATATTAAGGGTACTACAATATTCAGTAATCTATCAGAGTTCGAATTAACACCGTACGGTCACACACAAGAAGATGAAAATAGATTAATATGGATGCTATAATATGTTCAATAACAATGATGCAGTATACACAATGTTTAGTAAGAGCTGTATGGAAACAGAGATGGAGTATGACAAGTGTTTCATAGACGCTGACTCAATCATCTTTCGTATAGCAGTGACAACAGACTCAGTCACACAAGCAAAGTCATACTTTGATAAGGCACTGGATGCCATCATGCGTGACACTGGGAGTATCAAAGGTTACGTAGCTGTCAAAGGTAAAGGTAACTTCAGGTATGGTATCTCTGAGGACTACAAAGGTAACCGAAGCAAGACACCTATGGATCCTAAGGTTAAGGAAAGACGAGAAGCAGTGACAGAGTACGCATGGGAGACTGGATGTTTTAAGTCTGACAACTGTGAAGCAGATGATATTGTATCCATATGGGCACAAGAAGCTTATGAAGCTGGTGAGCACTACGTCATAGCACACATTGATAAAGACATTGATATGGTTCCGGGTTGGCATTACAACTTCAACAAGAAGACCCAGTACTTCATTGATGGTGATGAAGGTCATTACAAGATGTGTATACAGATGTTAACAGGTGACAGTACTGATAACATTCATGGATTGAAAGGTATAGGCCCTAAGAAGGCTGAGAAGTTATTAAAAGACATACCGACAAAGGACATGCTGGAGACAGTTGCCAACGCATGGCGTGACCATCATCCCAGAGAGTGGAAGGAGAAGCTTGAGACTTGTTGGAACTTACTGTACATGCGCAGGGATTGGAATGGCTTTAAGCGATTAACTATTGAAGAAGTGTTTGCAGATGAAACAATTAAAGGAGAGGACTCATAATGGTACTTAATATTGGAAGTTACAAAGTAGATGGTGTTGATCTAGTGGTATGGGAGGAGTGCCATAACGCATTCATGAAGATGGAGAGTCGGATTGAGGAGTTAGAGTTAATGATAGATGAGTTAAGGGATGAAGTAGAAAGTGCGGCTATCTCATGAACCTAGGACACTGGTCGTATGAAGGGGATCCCTTCGAGGTTGATGATTACTTCGGATTCGTGTATCTTATAACTGTGTCTGTACCTGAGGGTAACCCGATCAGATACATAGGTAAGAAGCAGTTCCACTCTTATAAGAAGACCAAGCGAGACAAGGAGTCTAACTGGAAGAAGTACACAAGTTCATCTAAGCACATTAATGATCTGAGAGAAGATGGCTCTAAGCTTACCTTCGAGATGATCCAATTGTTTGCAACAAGAGGTGGCTTGTCAGCAGCAGAATGTAAAGTTCAATGGTACTTAGATGTACTGACGGAGAAGTGCCCCGAAGGGATCCCCTTGTACCTGAACCGACAGATCGGTGCAGTTAAATTCATACCTAAAGAAGCTATATCAGATGAAACAAAAGACAGACTCAACGAAATCTACAGAACCGGAAGAGTACTTATCGAAGCCAAAGGAGAAGAAGCAGCAGAGACTTGATTATAAAGTCAAAGCCAGTACCAGACGTATAGACACTAAGTCATACAAAGAAGACAGGTGGAACTAATGAGTGAACTACTTGATGAAATCAATGATATGATTGCAGAGCTAGATAAGCTTATATTGTCACATGAACAAGAGATAGTCAGCCTAACTGAGGAGCTAGATAACCTACGGGGTGTTCCAGATGACGACTGAACAGTTCACTAAGCACTATCCATGCTTTAAGTGTGGGTCATCTGATGCAGTAGCACTGTGGTCCAATGGACGAGGTAAGTGCTTTGCATGTGGTGTGCCAGCTTTCCTAGATCAGTATGACGACACAGTTAAATCAAAGTTTAAACCTTCTAATAACCGACAACAGGATTATGATATGAGTGGCGAATCACTCCAAGACATCAGTAACTACGACACAGCAGGTGTTCGTGAACGTAACCTAACTAAGACAGCATGTGCTGCATATGATATGAAGGTGGCTTATGATGCCTCTGGAGCTATTACCACACACTACTACCCTTACACAGTTAAAGGTAAAGTAGTTGCATGTAAGAAGCGTACACTACCTAAGGAGTTCCGAGTAGTTGGTGAGTTGAAGCATAAGGATCTTGAGTTGTTTGGTCAGTCCAAGTTCCAACCGGGTGGTCTGAAGGTGATCATAACTGAAGGTGAGTTAGATGCCATAGCAGTGCAGCAGTCTATGCTTAACAAGTATAAGCGTACGTACCCTGTGGTATCCCTACCGTCCTCAAGTAACATGAAGATCCTTGTGGCTAACAGAGAATGGCTCAGGTCATTTAAAGAAGTCATACTGATGTTTGACCAAGATGAAGCAGGTGATAAGGCAGTAGCAGAGGCAGCTAAGATCATTGGTTGGGATAAGACATTGGTAGCCACACTAAGTGCCAATGACCCTTGTGACTCTACTCCCGAAGAAATCATGACTTCTGTCTTCAATGCACGTAAGTATACCCCTGCCTCCATCGTACGCGGTGAGGCTATCTGGGATGCATACGTTGCTCGTAAGGATGTGAAGTCAGTGCCATACCCTCAGTGTCTTCAAGGACTCAATGATAAGCTTGACGGTATGCGTAAGGGTGAGATAGTATTGTTCACCTCAGGTACTGGCTCAGGTAAGTCAACAATGATCAAAGAGATTGTACTGGAGATTGAGGAGCAGACTGAGGACAGCATCGGTATGGTGTCTCTTGAGGAGTCCATAGGGGACTCAGCAGAGAAGTTCATTAAGATGTTTGCACCTAAGGATCCTACTCCTGAGCAAGAACGTAAGGCCTTTGACAAGGTCTTTGGTAATGAAAGATTGATTCTACTTGACCACAATGGTGCAGTCTCTGACTCCAGTCTTATAGACCAGATCGAGAACTTGTGTCTGTTAGGTTGTGAGTATATAATCTTAGATCACATTACAATAGCAGTATCTGAAGGGGCTGGTGGTAAGACCGGTAACGAAGCTATAGATGCAATTATGTCTGACCTCCTTAAGGTTGTTAAGAAACATAATGTATGGCTTGGTCTTATAAGTCATCTACGTAAGTCACAAAACGGTAAGTCATTTGAAGAGGGTTACCTATCCTCCATAGATGACATCAAGGGTTCAGGCTCGATCAAACAGATCAGCTTTGATATAATTACATTCTCACGCAACTTAGTGGCAGAAGATGAAGATGAACGGAATACAATCAAACTCAGAG